GGCTTCTATGGCAAAAATTAATGTGATGTCAATAATAGCTATGGAAGATGCAGTATTTACAGAAACAAACATATCTGGTGAAATAGAATCAGGACAGTATCGTAAAGGTAGATTTGCTGTAAACTATCTAGCTCCAGGTACACAAGTTAGTAAACCTGCATCAAATGTACCTTATCAAATCTTTCAACAAATAGACAGAATAGAACGACAACTACGAGTTGGTGGTTCTTATCCTGTATCTGATGATTCACAAAGCCCACTTAGCTTTGCAACAGGTAGAGGATTAGAAGAATTAGGTGCAAGTATGTCACTAATGATTAGAGAATATCATACAGTTATGGCTGATGCTATAGAGATGATTGATGCTAAGAGATTAGAGTGGGATCAGAAAATGTATGGTGGTCAAGCTAAAGACTTATCTGGTTATTACAACAATCAGTTCTTTAGCGAGAAGTATGACCCAGCAAAAGATATACAAGGTGCATACAAGACACGCAGAGTTTATGGTGCTATGGCTGGATATGATGAGCCACAAAAAATAGTAACAGGGCTGCAATTATTACAGGCAGGTATCATAGACACACAAACATTACAAGAAAACCTTGATGGGTTAGATAACCTTACAACTGTAAACAGTAGAATTACAAAAGAAAAAGCAGAAAAAGTTTTATTTGATTCTTTACTAGCACAGGCACAACAAGGCGATCCTAAAGCAACTATGGCTGTTATACAGATAAGAAAACAGCCTGATGATATGCAAAGTATTTTAGATAAGTTTTACACAGCAGAAGAACCTGCAATACCTGAAGCAGAACAAGAATTGCTTGGAGGAGCTTCCCTACCACCACAGGGTGCTCCACCAGGCATAGCACAGTTATTACAAGGTATGGGTGGATAATGAATATTAACAAAGATTTTGCAGATATTGTACACAACTCTTTATATGATGTTGATGAGCTTGGTGATGATATATTATTAGATGAAGATGTATTACAACCTAGAATGTTTCACGACCAAATGCCTCCTTTAGCTTTTCCTTTTGGATATATGATTATAAGTTCTACATTTATGTTTTATGAAGATGAGGATGAAAATGGCAACGAGAAGTTCTAGTAATAAAAAAATAACTAATAGAAATGCTAATGTTATGTATGCTGCACCAAATAAACAAAATACACAAGCAGTTCGTAGAATCCCTGGTGTAGATTATGGAGAGCAAAAAGAATTGACAGAACAACAACAAGCTGCACCATTACCAAAAGAAACAACACCACAAGCACAACCTAGACCAAGTACACCACAAATGGATGTATTTGCAGGAACTCAACGACCAAGTGAACCTGTTACATCAGGATTAGATTTTGGTCCTGGTGTTGGACCACAAGCACCAATAAGTGATGACCCTGATATGTTGCTTCGTGCTATATATTCAGTTTATCCAGATCCTTTACTTCTTAGATTATTAGGAAATAAAGGTGTATGATAAATGTAGAAAATCCAAACTTTGAAGATGAGTTTGAAGCAGAAATAAAAACAAAAGAACAAAGATTTTTACAATTAAAAGAACAGCTATCAGCAAATAGTAAATTTAAAGCAAGACTTGCTAATCGTAATTTACAAATAGCACCTTACATACCATCATCAATACCTGCTGGTATGGCATTATTGGGAGAAAATATAGAAGAAGTTAGTCCTGCTGTATTACAAAATTTAGCATTACAAGTGCAAAATCAAGATAAAAATTTATGGAATAGTATTACAGATAAATTTAAAGGAGTAACAAGAGGAGTTTTTCTTGCTGCTGATGCTGGATTAGATTTTGTAAAAGGACAGTTGCTTGGTAGATTTCCTGTAGAAATTGGTCAAAGATTTAATGATAAACTAGCAGAAGGTAAATCAAGAACACAAGCACTAGGAGAAGTGTTTGATGAATTTGATGATATAAGAAAAAAAGTAGGTGATACTGCTTTTACAATGGCACTTCGTGAGGCATCAAGAGGTAGAGAAATAAATCTTGGTGAAGGTGTTATTCCACAATCAACACCAATTAATCAAACAGATGAGTATAAAGAACTTGTTAAAAGAGGAGTTGCACCAGAAAAAGCATTAGAACTAGCACAAGATATTGTAGGTAAACCAATAACAAGTATTGCAAGAGAACAAGCAATTAGTGGTGTTCAATTTAGAGGAGATACAAGAGCAGGTTTACAATCTGCTGGATATACACCTGAAGTTACATTAGGTAGAATACTAGCAGAACCATTAGCTGCATTAAATATTGTAGAACCTGGTTCTAAAGGTTATAGAAATTTGTCTGGATCTGTAGATTTTGTAGGAACACTAGCATTAGACCCTGCTAACTGGGTAACATTAGGAGCAGCATCAGTTGCAAAGGGTGCAAGAAGTATAAAGTTTTTAGATGAAGCACAAAAAGCAAAACAAATAGCAGAGTATGGTGGTATATCTGGTGGTCTTAGAAAAACTGTAATAGAAAAGTTTCCTAAATTAGGTGGTTTTTCTGTAGAAGGATTTTTGCAATCTGATAAAGGTGTAAACCTTAGAAAATTTTTAGTTAGTGGTAATACTCCAGAACAAGCAGCAGGTAATGTAGATTATTTATCAAGTGTATTTAAAACAAAAGATTTAAAAACTTTAAATAAAATTGCTAAATCATCTAATGAACAAGAAATGTTTGGGTTATTAACAGATTATTTTGGTAAAAATATTAATGAAAAAATTCCTTTTTCTAATAGATTGTTTAGTACATACAAAGGTGGTGGTCAAACAAAAAGAACTCAACAATTATTTGCAAAAGTAACAGGTACATCACCAGAACTAGCAAACTTCGGTGTAGGACCTGCTATGAAGTACACAGGTAAGTGGAGTCCAGCAGTTAGATTGTTTTCTAAATTGTATGAACCAGGACTAGACCCAACAGATATAGATGGTTCTTTAGTTACATTACAAAATATGATGCGACAAATGGATTTACCTGCTGAAACACGAGCAAAAATATTGTCAGAAACTATTGATAGTTTAGATCAGCTAGATGCTGCTGATGATGCAATACTTAAACAAATAACATTAGGTGAATCAGAAACAGCATTTTCTGCTTTTGTTGATCCACTAGCACAAATACCTGAACAAAGAATAGCTAACTCATTTGCTAATGCAGATATATTATTTCAATCTTCTGTTAGAGCTGCTAAAGCGTTTAAAGATGAACTAGCAAAGAAAATAGATGATGATTTATTATCAGAAACTATTATTGATGAAATAGTTAGTATTTATGAAAAACCATTAAAAGAAGCAGGATTATATTTTGTTGATGAAGTTGGTCAAGCATTTAATTTTGGAGATCAATTAAAAGCATATGTTAATGGAGCACCTGTAGATATTCCAACATTTAGATTAAGCACAGAGTTAGCACAAAATTACATACCTGTTATACCTGCAAGTAAAGTTGTAAAAGCAACTAATGTTATGAAAAATAATGTATTAAATAATACACCACTAAAAACATTTGCTAAGACAACTAAGCTAGATGATGGTGCAGTCAAATTACTTGCAGATAAATATATATCATCTGCTTGGAAACCTGCTGTATTACTTAGAGGTGCTTGGACAACTCGTGTTATTGCAGAAGAACAAATAAGAATGTGGGGTAGAGGTTATAGTAGTTTAAATTCTCCTCGTAGATGGGTAGCTCTTGCTACAGGTAAAGATTTAGACCCAACAGGAACTTTACAAATTACAAAAAAAATACAACAAGGTGTTCCTGACACAGAAATAGAAAATTTAATATTTAAAGAGTTTCCTAATTTACCTAAAAGATTTAAGTATCAAGGTAAAGAAATAAGTATGTTACAAGCTATGAAAAAGTATTGGGTAACAGGTGATAAAGAATTACTTGACATTGTAGAACTTACATCTAAAGAAACTAAAGTAATGGAAGAATTTTTTGATGCTATATCTGGTACTCATAAAGGTTATCAAGGATTACGACAAACCAACCCTAGCTATGCAAGAAAGTCTTTTAGTGTGTTTGATAAAAATGAAAATCCCAGAGGTTACATAGATGCTATGATGACAGAATATCAACAATTACTTGGAGATAAATTAGCTGTAATGATACTAACTGAAGGACCACAAGCAGCTAAAACATTTCTTTGGAACACAAGATTTGATCCTGATTCATTAGCTAGAAGTATTTCTAGGCAAGACCCTTATTATGAAAATATATTTAATAATCAAGATTTAGCAAATCAAATTGTAGATTTTATTAATGCTCGTATAACAGTTAAAACTGGTGGAACATTTAATAAAGAAACAATGGAAATAGTTACACCTGGTAATCCAAATTTACTTGAATTTTTAAAAACAGGTAAATACAAAGATATTGATATGAAACAAATAGGAAGCACTAAAGGATTAAGAGGACAGTATAAAAAAATATATGATGATAACAAAGAAATATTACCACAATTATTAAAAGGTAGAGGTGGAACATATTCTGAATTTTCTACTCAATCAGAACTTGGTCGTAAATATGACCAAGTTATTGAGAATATGTTTTATTTTTTTATGACATCACCAACTAATAAATTATCAAGAGCTCCTGTATTTAAACAAGCATATTGGAATAAAGTATCAGATTTAATATCTATAAGTTCTAATGAAGTTAAAGAATTAATTATACAAAGAGCTAAGACAGCTAATGTAGCAGATGATGTTATTAAAAAAATGCAAAAGACTGTACCTGCTAGTGAAAGTAAAGCATTTTATAAAGTAGATGAATTGTTTGAGGGATTAACAATAAAAGAAATTGCTTTAAAAGCTAAAGGCAAATTAGATACAACACCTTTTAAAAAAATAGATGATGCTTTTAACTCTATAGATGAAGTATCTAAAGCACACGCATTAAATGAAACTAAACAACTACTTTATGATTTAAGTGAAAGAACAAGATTTTGGGAAGCTACTAGATTAATATTTCCATTCGGTGAAGCATATCAAGAAATTTTAACTACTTGGTTTAAAATACTTAGAGATAACCCTGCACCACTTAGAAGATTTCAATTAACTGTAGAAAAAGGAAGAGAAACAAATCCATTTGAAATAGAGAACACAGATAGAGGATTCTTTTATGAAGATCCAACTACAGGAGAAGAAATGTTTGCATTTCCTGGTTGGGGTGGATTGGCAAGTAGATGGATGGGAATACAAGAAGATGACCCTATACAATTAGAAGCATCAGGTTTTGCTGCTAGTGTAAACTTAATAGGTCAATCATTTTTACCAGGTTTAGGTCCATTAGTACAAGTTCCTGCTGCTTATCTTACAAAAGGTATAGACCCAGAAAGTACAATAGTTAAAGGAATATTTGGAGATTTTCCACCTGAACCAACTACAAATCCATTTGATTATTTTACAAGATTATTTCCTTATCCATCTTGGCTTAAAAAAGTAATACAAGCATATGAGCTAGACCCAGATGAATATGGTAGATTGCAAACAAATACAAGTATTGATGTTTATAACGCTTTATATTATGCAGGAAAAGTATCTGATGCAAACTATGATGAGTGGAAAGAGGGTATGGATTTAGCAAAAGAATATGCTAAAACACTAACTTTAGTAAGAGCAGTAGCACAATTTATAGGACCAACAGGTTTTACTCCAAGGTGGGAAGTGTTAAGTAAAACACCTGAAGGCAGACAAGTTATATTTGTTTCTGCATTAGGAGAAGATTACAGAGAAAAATTACAACAAAATAATGGTGATCAATTTAAAACAACACAAGAGTTTATACAACAATATGGAATTGACCCAACATCATTGTTTGTAGGTAAGTCATCACAAATATATAAAAGACCTGTAACAGTAAAAGGTTCTAAATTTTATAGAGATAATAAAGAGTTGTTTGAAGAATATAAAAATACTGCTTACTTTGTTAAACCAGATGACCCAACAGGAGAATTTAGTTATGAAGCATATTTAAAATCTATAGAAGAAGATGCAAGACAACCTCTTACATTAGAACAATGGAGGTTAGTTAAAAACAATATATTAGGTGCTGCTGCTTGGGAACAATTTATGTTATCAGAAGCACCAGGTATGAAACCATATTGGCTTAGAAGTGATGAACAAGCAAAATCAGATAAAGATACTAGAAGGATTCAACTTAAAGCACAATATCCTGGTTGGGGTTATTCTGATATACCAGGTGTAGGAACAGGTGCTCCAGTAGAAGTAATTATACAAGAATTTTACAACTGGAAAAATAACGAACAGTTATCTAATAGTGAAGCAGGAAAAGGATTAGCATTATACTTAAAGGCAAGAGATAATGCTAAACTAGAATCAGAGAGATTAGGATATGGTCCTGAATCATTTAAGTCTGCAAGAGCATTAGGTAACATTAGGTTGTTTCTTAATGATTATGCTAACTATGTTATAGAACAATATCCTGATTTTCAATATATTTGGAATAGCTATTTTAAAAGAGAGTTACTAGAAGCTGAAAGAGATGAACAAATTAAAGCTAATATCAGGAATAATTATTAAATGACAATACAAGAATTTATACAACAATTAGAAGCATTAGTTAATTCTAAAAGTCCATTACCTGGACAAGCTCCTTTATTTATACCTGAAGATATAAAACAAGATTTATATTCACAACCTTCTGTTAAAGCTGCTGCTAATCAAGCAGTTGTTGCATTAACAGGTACTAACAGTCCAATATCAGCAGGAGATATATACAGAATTGCAGGTTTGACAGGAGAACCACAATTAGATGATTCAAGATATACACCAGATGTAGCTTTAGAATTACCTAATTTTTTAGGTGTACCAAGAAACTATGAAGTAGATGGTGTATCAATATACACAACAGATGATCAAGGAGAGTTTTTATTTTATCAATCAGGTTCTGAATATAATTTAATGTTAGGACAGACACCTGAAGTAGTAGCTGCTGTCCAAGCAGAATTAGTAAATGCTAATTTACTTAAACTAGGAGAGTTTGTTCCTGGTAAATGGGGTGGATTATTTATAAACGAAGAACAAAAAGATGTAGAGGCTTTTAAATTAGTATTGGAACATTCTAATCAAACTATGAACCCAGATTTTACTGTAGGTTTAAGATTTTTTGTAGATAATCAAGAAGCAATAGATGCTTTTCAACCAGAACCTGCGTACTTACCACCTGATTATGCAACAGTTTCACAATCTGTTACTAACCTTTTTGAACAACAACTAAGAAGAAAACCAAAAGCATACGAGTTAGAATTACTAGCTAATCAATTATTAGCAGATACAAAGAAAGCCTTTGAAGCACAACAACCTGCACAATTAGATATAGGTGATATAAGTGCAGAAGAATTATTGACTGGTAATTTAGGCAATCACATTGTAGAACCACCAGTACAAGAAGAAACTTCTATTGATCCTACATCAAGAATGTTACAAAAGTTTGATGAAATTACAGCAAAAGAACAAGAAAGGTTAGGTGCGAATCGTGATATTCAAGCCACTAATCGTATCATTCTTAATAGCATTACAGGTGCTCCAAGGTAGTATTATGGTGAATGAAATGACAAATGACAATAATCCAGCTTTAGTAGATATGTATTTAAAAGCGTTGCTTATGCGTGAAAGTACAAATAATTATGAAGCAAAACACAAAGCATCTGTAATAACAGATTTTGCTACAGGTAAACCTATTAGGGTACAAGCACTAGGTGGTTATGGAATATTAGATATTAACTTTCCTATATGGGCAAAACAAGCAGGGTTAAAAGATTTTAGTATGGCTGATAGCGATTGGAAAGATCCTAAAGCACAAGATACTATTGCAAAATATAAAATACAAGAATATTTTAATAAATTTAATTCTTGGGATGCAGTATCTGTTGCTTGGTTTGCAGGTGAAAACAAAGCTAAAAAACTAATGCGTAATGGAACAATAGATTATGATAAAGCAGATAGTAATGGTACAACTATAAAACAATATGTAGATAGTATGAACAATCTTATTGCAGAAGATTTTATGACAATGGAAGTTCCTATAGAACCTATTACTATGCCACAGATTTATTCAGGACCACCAAGAAATCCTGTTGTAGATAAACAAAGAAACAATCAAGATGTATTTGCTGCACAAATATTAGATGCTATAACTAAAGCAAATGCTGGTGGTAATAGACCTAATTTTGAATCACAACTGCCAGAAAGTAGCAGAGGTATTTCTAATAAAAATCCTAATTCACCAAGGGAGATTAGATAATGCCATATACAGGTGATAAGTATGTAGGTGATTTAGCTTTATATTATATTGCTAAAAAATTAGAATCAAAACAAAAAACAGGTTCTGTAAAAAATGCAGTAGATGATGTAGATATAGATTCACAATTAAGAGGTAGTGAGCCACCTAAAAAACAAGGACTAAGACAACCAGTAACACAATTTAATCAAGATGAAATATCTGCTGCTATGAATATTGCAGATAATTTATTGAACTTACCTGACAAAATTAAAACAGATGATGCACAAAAAACTTTTCTTGAAATGGAAAGAAACACAAAAGAAATAAAAAATGTAGAAAAAGTTGTAAAACAGTTTGCTGGATTTAATGATATAACATTTGATTTTGCTCCTAACAAACCATTAGAAGTAGTTATTAAAGATTCTAAAGGTGCAAAAGACCCAGTATATACAGGAGTAACTTTTGACTTTGCCCCTGGTCGTGACCCACAAGATGTTATAGCAGAAGCTAAGTTAGCAGTAGAAGCAGGTGTTCCTGCATCTTTTGATGTTCCACAAACAACAGTAGAAGAAATGGGATTTGTTCCAGGTACACCAACTGATCCTGTATCAAAACCAATAATACCTCCAAGTGATGACTCATCTCCAAGTAATGACTTACCTCCAAGTAATGACCCACCTCCAAGTAATGACCCACCTCCAGGTAATAATGGAGGAACAGGTCAAATTACAAATACTGCATTTACACAATTTAACAATATACCTGAAGATGGTTTGCTTTGGAATGTTGGTGGAAATTTTTACATTGTATATGAAGTTCCTGGTTCACAAGGGGAACTATACGAAGGTAATCCTGTTTATATGGCATATGAATTAAAAGATAATGATTTAGTTAATGCAGGATTATTAACAAAAGGAGAAACAGCACCACAACCTAATGCAACAATGGATCAAGCATTCTTTGATTCTATTGCAATAGTTACAGGTAACACAGACCAACTTACAGCATTAATAGATAATCCTTTTGCTAGTTTTGTAGAAACTGTAGGAGAACAATCACAAGTAGCCCCTTGGATTACAGACCCAGAAATGATTGCATTGATAGCTGAAGCTGCTGTAGAAGGTAGAGAAGTTACAGATGCAGAGTGGCAAACAACTAACTGGTATCAAACACATAATGAAGGTGAAAGAGAATGGTTAAGAACATATTACTCTGATCCATCAACAGCTACACAACTTACAACAGATGCACAGATAGCAGTCGCTAATTCATTACAAGCAGCAGGTGTATCTAACGCACCAGAAGCATTGACTAATTGGGTTGCAGGTAAGTTTGTATCAGGTGAATGGTCACAAGCATACACAACTGAACAAATAAGTTTATTTGCTGACCCATATGCTACAGGCAAAAGAGATGAAAGTTTTGAAAATTATTTATCTTCTACTGCTTTGACTGGTGTAGATAGAACAACAGAAAGAGAAAGAGAAGTAAGAGAATTATACGGCAAATGGTTAGGACCAACATTAGGAAATCTTAATGACAATGAAGTAGCAGAAATTGCAGGTAGATTAAGAGATGACCCTGAATATCAAGATCAGTTAGTACAGTCACTAAAACAATCAAGACTTGCTGCGTTTAGTAATTACACAAATCCAGAACTTACATATGAAGATATTGCAAGACCTTGGAGAAACTTAACAACATCTGTATGGGGTCAGACAGCAGATGAAACACAGGGTTGGTGGCAAGAAATGGTTAAGTCTAATGACTTTGCACAAGCACAAAATACACTTAGAGAAAAAGGTTTAGAACAAGATGTAACACAAGTTACACAAGATGCAACACAAGCATTACAACAAGCACTAGGACAAGGCACAGTAAGCCAGTCAGGAGTTAATGTATAATGGCAACATACGCTGAATTAGCACAGAGTTTATATCCTAATATGCCACCTGATGTTTTAGCATTGTTTGCTAGTGAGTGGTCAAGAACAGGCGATCCACAAGTAGCTATTGCAGAAGTTAGAAGAAGTCCTGTATATGAAATAGCATTTCCTGGTAACAAAAGACCTGATGGAACAGTTAAGTTTGATGAAGTAACTTATACAGGATTAAAAGAAAGTTACATAGGTACATTAGCAGAGTATGGTATTCCAAGAAATACATCAGTTGATTTACTAACAGATAGATTTACAGGACTAATAGAAGGTGAAGTATCTGCTAGAGAATTTGCACAAAGAGTAGATGCTGTATATAAAGGAATACAAGAAAACATACCACAAGTTACAGAATTTTATAGAGAAAACTTTGGGTTAGAACTAACACCAGAAGCTATTTTTGTTGGTGCATTAGACCCATCAGTAGGCGAGGAAATAGTTGCAGGTAGAATAACTACTGCACAGATCGGTGGAGAAGCTGCAAGAGCAGGGTTTGAAATAACAGGTGATTTCGCACAAAGATTACAAAGAGCTGGTATATCACAAGCACAAGCTAGACAGTTGTTTACTTCTGCACAAGTAGAACTACCAAGACTACAAGAATTACAAGCTAGAGGTGGTGTAACTGATCCTGAAGAATTTACATTAGAACAATTTACAGAAGCAGCAGTATTTCAAAGTCCAGAAGAATTAGAACAAATAAGACTTTTAGAAGCAGAAGAAGAATCTAGTTTTGCACCTATAGGTGGTGCTGCTAGGCGTGGTGGTAGAGTTACAGGATTAACTCAATATTAAAACCTTGACATACTACATATAGTGGTATAATTAAATTGTCGCATAGTGGTAGTCTGCGAATATAAATTGACTCTGCACCTCCAGTTTA